TTAATCTTGTAAAAACCTGTTTAATTTGCTAACTGCTTCGTCCTTAACCTTTGGCGTAATTTCGGCGTAAATTCTGGTAGTTCCCAAATCAGAATGTCCCATTAGGTCTTTAATATCTTCTAAACTAACCCCAGATTCGCGAAGGCGAACTCCGTAAGTATGTCTGCAACCGTGAACGTTTAAATGCGAAAGCTCAGCCCGCTCTGAAATTCGTGCCATTGCAATTTGAACGCCGGTCTGACTAATAGGGTATCCATTAAGGCGCCCCTTTGGTTTTATAAAAATTAGGTCTGATAGTATATCGTGATTATACTTTAATTGAATGATTTCTCGTTCGCTTCTTTGTTTTTTTAAAAGGTCTTTCAGAGCAGCATATACACGGTCCGTCATTGGAACTGTCCGGATACTTCTTTTGGTCTTCGGCGTATCCAGCATCAGGTCTTTCATCCCAACAGCATTAATATGTGTCTCGGAGTTGTAAATCCTGGTGACGTCAATGTTAATAGTCCGACTTTTAAAATCAATACGGGACCATCTAAGTGCCATATCTTCCCCCATACGTAATCCGCAATCGAACATTAGTAGAAAGAACGGGTACCAGATATACATTTGCTCATATTTTGCGAATTTCAGAAATTTGTCTGTTTGTTCGCGGCTGTAATATCTCAATTTACGCTGCTGCGGTTCGTATTGGCGATTGAATTCTACATTTGTCGTAGGATTCGTTTTCAGATAGCCAAGTGTCACGGCCTTTTTAAGAGCATTTGAGAGTGTTTGGTTAATTGATTGGACAGTGTTCCATGCATAGCCTTGTTTGGTGCGACCGACACCTTTTTCAGTGAATAATCCGTTGATGAACCTTTGATGATCATTGAAAGAATAATCCGATAATGGGAAATCACCAATTCTAGGAATAATATAATAATCAATATTCTTACGATGTATTTGCAGTGTATCCATTTTGACATTCACTTTCAGATTTGTAATCCAATAGTCTAAGTATTCGCCTAATGTCATATCAGTGTTGTTATCGGCCACGCGGTTATTGTGGATAATTTCAGCTTCTACTAGTTTTGATGCATCTTGTGCTTCTCGTTTTAATTTGAATCCACGGCGATGCACTAATTTTTGCTTACCATTGCCTTTTTGAATACCAGCATATGCCCAAAATTCCCAACGTTTTCTACCACTTGCTAGTTCGTATTGACTAAATGATGCCATGATGATCCATCCTTTCATATATGAGTATTGATTATTATGCAAACATACGTTCTTTTACATGCTAAGATAACTCCCCCATACGGGGGAGCATATATTAATCTAATGAGGCATTTTTAATTATATAAGTCTATAATTGTGCTTGCTATTTTTTTAGCAAGGTAAGGAGGAACTGCATTTCCAATTTGTGTAAACGCATGAGTTCTAGAGGTTTCAAAATAAAAATCATCTGGAAACGTTTGAATTCTTGCAGCTTCTCTAACAGTTATAGAACGATTTTGTGTTACATCTGGGTGAATATAGTAGTGACCGTCTTTTGAAATGTGAGCTACTACTGTATGAGAAACTGAGTCCTTATCAAGTACCTTATAACGGTCTAAGAATTCTTTTCTATTTTTATGAGTCTGCTGACTAGGGTCTAACTCATCATAGCGAAAGTTATGTCCTTGGCTTTTATCAATTGCTGCTTGGCGATAAATTAACAAATCATTTGGCTGATTTGGACGGGCTACATTTTGGGTCAATGGGATATCATTATTTGAGCGGATGTGTCTGTTAACAAACGCGTTTGGTATAGTTTGTCCATATGAGTTAACTGTTTCGCCGCTATGCAAAAATGGTAAGTCTTGAAATAGTTGTCCAATTGTAATAGAATTTTCTTTTTTAGTTTCCAACTGTTTGAAAAAGAGTTCAGGTGCAATAGTTCCATCAGTACCAAAGATAATTAATCGTTCACGTTTCTGAGGTACACCATACATAGACGAATCAATTAACTGATATTGTAAGCGATAACCAGCATTTTTAAATTCTTGAATCATTTTAGGTAATAATGGTTCGTTGAATTGGTCTTTAAAAGATAAAAGTCCCTTAACGTTTTCAAATACAAAGAAATGGGGGTGATATTTCTGTATAAACTCAATATAATAGCGATACAGATAAATACGTTCATCATTATTTTTTTTGTTGCTATTACGTGCACGTCCAACTGTTGAGTAAGCTTGGCAGGGTGGACCACCAATGATACCATCAATAGTAAAAATATTTTGTTCAACTATTTTTTTATCAATACTATCAAAAATAGCTAAGATAGTTTCAGCGCTTATTTTTTTATTTAATGTTTTTTCTTGAATGGTTATAGGAATATGGGTCAGCAATTCTTTAAATGAAATATTATTTTTAAGATACTTTAGGTAAATTTCTAACTTATTTTGCTGTTTTAAAAAGTAAAAGGCATCTCGTAGTTGTAGCGTCTTGGAGGCAGCGGGATCCATTTCAACGTGATTGATGATATTAAAATTGGATCGAAAGCCTTCGGTAAGACCGCCGGCACCTGAGAATAAATCAATTATATTCATTTGTTTCACTCCTTATTTGTTCCAGGATACCAGGTATTATATAAAAATGAAATAGTAAAGCATAATGTTGTATTTTATTATAGTAATTCGAAGGCTTTAAGTAAGTTTGGACATAGTGAATCCCAAATTTCCTTTAATGTTTTAAATGTTGGCCAGCGTTCATCATCGTGCATCAATTGGTCTAAGTGCGAGGTTACATTTAGCCTATTAAAGTCGCCAACAATCACATTTTTGCTATTAGAGTTCGATAGCTTTCCCTTAGCAGCGAGATAATAAACTAGGTACTTATAACGTTTTCCCAATTTAATGTTGTAGATAGTATTTTCGTTTTTTCCTTCATTTTTATTTAAGATATGGAGTGAGCATAACTCTTCTCGGTTTTTTATTAAGACCGCACTTGTTGTTGTATCCAATAGCGCTCGTAATAAAAGTCCTTGGCTAAGAATAAATTTATCGGTGTTGTTTTCATCAGTAGCTGCTGATACCATTTCTTCTCTTAATCGTCTAATTTTTGAACCAACTGTATTAGGAACAGAAAAATTTTTAGGAATAAGCTCTAAATAAACGCTATTATCTCTTTTGTAAGCATCTGTATGCTTTGAAGTGAGTTCTAATATTTTTTTCTTTTCATGAGATGAAATTGAAGACTTGTCATCCTCAAGAATATCTGTGGTTTTTTCAAGAAGTTCTCTATCGGACTCTGTTAAGTTTGGTGAGTTAAGGACTTTATTAACTGCATCAAGAGAATGTAAAGTTTGCTTTGTTCTCTCTGTTTTTGCTGCCTTTCTATCTGCCTTCCAACGTCTCACAATAAGTGCAATTAGTTTACCCAAATTTGAGCGCAACTGCATCAGATCATCTGTAGCATTCCACAGAATTGATTGTCGATCCGTAGAAATATAATCATTCTTTAAATCGTCGTCAATAAAGTCAATGTCAAAATAACCAGTTGCATAACTATAGAAATAGTCATTTGATCGTTCATTGAATTGACTAACTGAGTGTTCACTAGACAACTTTCCTCGTGATAGGACACTAAAGCCTTGTGCACTGGCAGGAAGGGGCGTAGGTCCAGTGAATACTTCACCCGATATATCTCTGTTTTTCAACTCCTTAAGTGCATTGTCTCTTTTAATATCTTGTTCAAAGTCATCTGGAAAAACGTATGTGTATTCTACCTTTGACGGCTTAATGCTCTCTTTAAATGCTGATTCATCAAGTTCTTTTATATAATCTTTATTGTCTGTGACAGTGACTAAAAAGTTACTTTTAGAATATTTGTCAAATCGTTTTGATAAGGCGTTGACCAAGTTTTTAATCGGTGTAATCCTGTGGACTGTTAAATCGTTAATAGTGATAGAAGTTCCATTGGATTCGCTTGTATCTTCATTAACATGCAGGGCAAGTGGGTGATACTTCCGGTTGTCGGGAGTGTTCTGGATGACATTAAAGTTCATTTCAAATGAATTCTTTTTATTATCTTTAATGCTACATACTTGAATTCTATTGGCAATACCAAATAAGGCTAATTTTCCTAATCCTTTTTTGCCAGTTACCTTTCTCCCATTCGGCGAGAGGCCTGATCTCGAGTTAGTTCTTCTGTTTCTGGCCACACGTAAGAAGTCCATATTTAATTCATCATGGGTCATACCGTTACCATTATCGGCAACTGTAATGGTTCGTTGTGTATAGTCAACATGTATATTTACTTTTGTTGCATCGGCGTCCCAACAATTTGTGATTAACTCTATGAGGGCTTGTGGTAGTTGTTTGTATAGTCCAACACCTAAGTGTTGGACGGCACTGGGCGCATAATCTAATGTATATTGATCGTCATTTTCCATCATTGTTCCTCCAAAGTAATGTCTATTTTTTATTAAGCGAGTGACGGGAATCGGACCCGCGACTACAGCTTGGAAGGCTGTCGTTTTACCACTAAACTACACTCGCGTTAAAGCCAGCAGATGCTGACTCTTATTTACTGAGTTCATAATTATTTTTGCAATAGACGCGTTTTCAAATCGTTCTTTATTTCTGTTAGCATACGGTCATACTCTGCTGTCGAATATGAATCTTTTTTAAGATATAACACAGCTTCCGAATCTATAAATGTCTGTATATTTTTCTTCATTGTGGAAATTAACTCGTATTTTGAGATTTCATTATTCATAGCATTACGCCTTCTTTCCGGTTAATACGAGCGGCAGGGGTCGGACCTACATAAATATAGGATAGGAGATCTGTGAGAAACGAGTAAATAATTGTTTTACCGTTGAACTATGCTCGCATGTTAGCAAAGGTTTCAATAGATGTTGTAAAAAGTTGTGTACATACCAAATAATCCTGCAATGATGGCAACTATTAATTTGATAGCTATTATAAACATGACATAGGCATTGTTATGATTTATTTGCAGAAGTGTATCTACAACTAAGTAAAGAGATAGTACTATCAATCCCCAATCTAATAGTTTTGTGATATCAATATTCATGGGTGCCTCCATAATTATTTACTGTTAACGTACAATGCAAGCGGCAGGAGTCGAACCTGCATAATAGTATTAGTGAAAGAGAAGGGACATAGTGTTCTACCATTGAACTACGCTCGCATAAGGGGGACACCAACTTGTTATCTGATGTCTCGCTATTTTAGATGTAAAAATTAACTTCGCTTGTTGTAAGGTACAGCATAATCTTCGGGGGCGTCTCTGGGACTAGCATGTTTCCAATGGGTGTTCGATTTATTCAGCATGGGGGGATCATCCTTTAAACAGGTAAACCTAGATCCGTGAGCATCTTCGATAATAAAAATACGTTGAAAAGAATGTAGAGTATTGACAATTGTACAATTCTCGTGCTTGATATTATAAACGTCTGTATATATTTTCCCCATATTCATTACCTCGTTTCTATTTTTGGGGGAGAGACGATATAAGCGAGCGGCAGGAGTTGAACCTGCATAGTGGTTTCGGGGTATCGAAACGAGGGGAAATTGTTCTACCGTTGAACTACACTCGCATGTTGCCCGCTAAGCTAATAGTGGGCGAGGATGCTACTTTCGTTTGAAAATCCAGTAAGCTAACATGATGATTAGCACTATAAAGAAAATGATACCTACTACAATGTTAAAGTCAAACACATGTGTACTGTATGTTCCTGTATTTAATGCCAATGTTTTTTCTCCTATCGGTAAAAATATTTTTTGAACGATTGCTTGTAAAAGGGCGAATTAACGATGACATAGCAAAGATACTTGTAAAAATAATTGAACTTATTCGTAATGCTTTATTTATATGATTATTTCGATATGAATAGTAGATAATGAACAGAAGAAATATAATAAACGCAATTTCAAAAAAGAATTCCCCATAATTGTCTGAATTTCTATTCTCAATCTCATGTTTTTATCGACGAAGTGGTACTATTCAGTTATAAAAAATTCAATGAACTCGTCTGGTAGTCCATATGCTATTTTTAATGCATTGAAGTTATCTGGCAATTGGTCGTATTGTTCTTCATAGAGTTTTATCAATTCTTGGCAAGCAAAAGCATTTGCTTTATACTCAACGCTGTTCTTTTGATAATCGCCCAAGGTGTACCATGCCACACAAGTTGTATCTTCAATGCCATGGCATAATTCGTGCGCCATTACTGGTATATGGCCAGGCGAATCACAAAGCTTATCGCTTATAACAACGTCTGTAACTCCTAGGATATGGGTACAAAAGCCCATATTTGCCCCAATGTCTTCAAAGTGGACTTTGAATCCCAATCTATCTGCAATCGTAAATGGATCATACGTTCCAAAAGATTGCGCAAGTTGTTCTACCTTAAGATACGTGTCGTATCGCATGCAAACACCTACTTTTTTCCTTCTTCACGTAATTTTTTTAAACGATCCCAATAAATACCTTCAATAACATTACGGACCTTCTCTTTGTCCTCAGGTGCCATACTCATTCCGCCATATCCCATAGGGGTATTTGATTGGAGTAACTTGTCCAAGTCAATACGATTGGATTCGGTAGCCCAGTCTGGTGATTTATGATCTTTTTCGTTATTTCCAAGAAGATAGTCAGTGGATACTTGATAATAGCTAGCAAGTAATTTTAATAGTTCATTGTCGGGTTCATTACGCTCATTTTCTAAATGTGAATATCGAGCTCTACTGATACCAATTGATTTTGCAACCTCATCTTGTGTTTTGCCTTGCATATTTCTTAACTCTTTTAAACGGTTCCCGATTCCTGAAGATGCCATAGTATCATCCCTTTTCTGATTGATATTATATGTATCAGTATAGATACGTTGTGTATCGGTTTCAATCGATGATACAAAAAGTTTCCGAAAAGCGCTTGACGATACTTAAAGTATCGTTTATTATAACAGGTGTTGATACGTTATGTATCACATTTGGAGGTGCAAAAAATGAAGCGTGCGCGACTTATTGCAGAAAGAAATAGGAATGGTTGGTCTCAAAACAGTGTTGCAAAATTACTTGATATTGCGGAAATAACTGTTAGAAGTATAGAAAATGGATCACGCAACCCTAGTAGCAAATTAATTGCTAAATTTTCATATCTCTTTAAGGTTAAACCAGAAATTTTGTTTCCTGATATTTTTTTGCCAGATAAAGATACTAAACGTATCATATCGGTAAAAGCATACAAATTGACAAAGGAGGCGGCAAAATGAAACAAGATAAGCCCGTTATGAAATTTGAAGCGGAGAGGCAAGATTTAGAACAAGTAAAAGAGTTGCTTCCGCAAATAGTAACTCTTCGGATTAAATGTTAACGGCTGACAATCTTTACCACTTTGGAGCTGGCAAACACGGTGCCAGGGTCGTCATCAGTGAAAAAGAAAGTGTAGTTGTTTAGAAGTTTGGTGATACTTGGCACTAATCCAAGCTTAATATGTTCGTTCAGTTCAAACGGACCATTAATTTCGTCTTTGTTAGGAAAATCGTATGTTATCTTTTCCCAGTTCTTTTTAGAAATTTTCTTAGGCCGATCATTAATTGACGCAGTGCGAATTCCCCAAACAAAATCATGGACGTTTAGAGTTAGTGTTTCACCATCTAAAAAATAAATCGTGGCTGTTAACATTTTTTAACCACCTTTCTAAGTGAGAAGTCTATAGAAATTATTTTTCCACCTCGTTGTAAGGCGGAAAGTCCAGAAGTTCAATTAAAGGCATATCTAAGCCATTTGCAATTTTTCTTAATGTTCCAATCTTAGGACTGGCACTGGCACCTCTAAAAATGGCGTTCACGGATGATTGTCCCATACCAGAGAGTGTCGCTACTCTATTAATTGTTAGATTTCTTTCATTGATAATGTTTAAAAGTCTATCTGCGATTAATTCTGAATCAGTTTTCATAGATTACACCTCGCCAGTAAGAATACGGCGTACCCGTTCTTTTTCATCGGAAGTTAGCGCACGTCCTAGTTTATCCCACTTGGATTGCTCTTTAGACGGCGAAGAACCATCTGGACGTTCATTATACGGTGGAAAGTCTAGAAGCTCTGTAATCGACATATTTAGGCCTTCCGCAATGGCGTATAAAGTGTCGAGTTTGGGTACTGCATTTGGACGGTTATACATGTTGCTGAAAGTTGATTGAGTTACGCCTGCTATAGTAGCCAGTCTGTTTAAAGTTAGATTCTTTCTTTTTAAAAGCTCGTCAAGACGAGTCATAAATAAATCATGATGATTCATTAGTTGAGTCTCCTTTCAACCCATTTGAGTTATCATGGTTCAGTTTAACAGCCGGATACCTTAAAAGATTAATACAAAAGGGTTGATATTTTAAAACAAAAGGGTTATTGTTTAACCATAAAGTTAAGAGGTGATACACATGACATTTGCAGAGCAGTTTAAACACTTTCGTCAGAATGCAGGACTAACACAAGCGCAATTAGCGGATAAAAGCGGAATACCTCAAACCACTATTTCTGGTATCGAAAGTGATGGTAAGGTGCCAGGATATTTCAATGCACGGAAGCTAGCTAAGGCACTAAACATTGATATGAATGATTTTGCTCCTAAGGAGGTGACCAAGTAATGGAAGTTACGCAAGAACAATTGCACGAAATGGTCCAATCAGAGGTAAATGCAGCTATTGCCGCCAAAAGCCTAGCACCAGTCAAAGCAAGAAATACTGCTTGGATGGAGCTTAAAAATGATATTTCGAAATTTGTCAACGAGAAGTACGGTAAGAAGCCAAGAGCTTATTCATTGTCAGTCGCAGTTAAAACGATTATTAGGTTCCATTTAGGTGTGTCTAACGTATATCAAATTAACGAGAGCAACATTGATGAAGCGCGTCAAATATTCGAGTTGTTAAAAGCAAATATTTAATTTTCAAAGAACGGAGGAAATAACATGCAGGCAATTAAAAATCACAAACGTGAACTTGTCGATTCGATCATCAAACTGCTCCCAGCGGTGTCACCGAGTCTAATTAATGCTAAGACATTCTGGATGTCAGAAACTGAGCTTAAAGAACTAGTAACCATGATTCACGATGGGGACCGAAACGAGTTCTATGAAATGATTAACTCTTAATAAGTACATTATGCGATTAAGTCACGTTATAAAAAATGAGTAAGTATGAAAGTAAGTGGAATATATGTCAGTTGATATTGTAGTACGTAGTTCGGTCAGCGTTAAGAATAGTTTACCGAAGGTTATGCATCTTGCTAAACAAACGGTCACTGAAACTGGAAAGAAGGCAGGGTACTCACAACCAATGATTTCCAAGCTATCGAGTGGTGTGGCGAAATTGCCATATGAAAATGTACGGACATTGCTTAATTCAATCCCTGAGCAGTACCAGCCACTATTAGCGTTGGATATTGCACATGAATTAGTTGGAATTACACCACCGATTGCAAACGGTGATGGCTTGAAATTGGATGTTGAAGCGCTCGGTCCGCGGACCATTCGTGAGCTTAGTCAAGGAATAGATGCATTAACCAATTCGCAAGATGAATTTGAAACTCCAGCGGGCCACGTTAGTGATACTAAGGATCCACAAGAAGCAATATATCAAGTCTTGGATGCACTGTTTATCGGATATAACGCTGTTATTGGTATATGCAATGAATATGGCTTTTCGCTGCCAGCTTTAATGCGACAGCGTGAGAAATTTTGGAAGATGAAATCGTACATCAAGTAGAGGAGGAGTTAACTATGCCACAGGTAATTCATTTGCAGACGCGAAAAAATATGCCAGTTAAAAAGCGAAAATCGGAATGGTTAAGGAATAAGGACTTGGCTGAAATTTGGAATGTCTCACCAGCACAGATCACTCGGTTAGCTAAACGTGAACATGATCCATTGCCTTCAGATACTGCATTGGGTCCGCGACGCTATGAATGGTCGCAAGTAGTTGCTTGGCGGAAGAGACAAAACTTCATTATTAAAAACAGCCATAAACACACGCACGATGCTTAATCCATAGGAGGAAGAACATATGTTGGAATTCGTTAAAGTGGTATTAGCAATTAGTTGTGTTGCAGCAGCACCTATTTTAATTGTTGCTGATAATTCTGGATGGGGAGCACTGTTTGGAGAGGATGAAATGTAATGGCAAAATTCACGTTTAATATCGGTGGGCTTCATTTTGAACAGGTAACGATTGATGAACTGTACAAGATTTTTAGTCAGGAGGCTGAGATAGTTGGAAGTACGCAAAGTATTGCCAAAGTACAAATTTGAGTACAAAAAAAGCTGCTTGAGTATTGGCAGTACCCATGCAGCTAAAATTCATACACACAACAAATTTTTTTATTTCAAGTCTCATTTTACTCCGAAACAGTCGCTAAAACAATAGTTGGTCACGTTAATACGGAGGTGGACGAAATGAACGGCTACGATAGTTGGTTAATTGACCAAGAAGAAGCTGCGGAAGGCTGGCGTGATGATGTGTCTACCGAGGAAGAGTTGATTGAAAATGGCGTTTTTGCTGATCCGGAGGATGAGTGATATGGAAAAACTAACACAGAAACCATTGTCACTAGACGAAGCCGAGCAGTGGATTGAACAAATCAATCAAGAAATCGGCGCAATAAAAATGGTCATTGAAGAACCAAAACAATTGGTTAAGCAGTTAACATCATTGCTTAAGGACGATGAGTTAAAAATTGAGCAGATGCACGACTTTGAGCGAATGGCAATGCGTGATTGTGAAGTAGTTGAGACTGATTACTACAAATTCACGATGGGACAAGTTAACCCTGCTAGCAGTCGTAATTGGGATTTGAGCCGGGATAAGATGGCTACTCCTAAGCAAGTCACAGCAATGTATGAAAAATTTGACCAAAGCTTATTGAAGACAACTAAGTCGGTTAATGAAACCGAGATTAAGCAACGCTTAGCCGATGGTTCACTAGTTGTAACGCCCAAAGGCGAAATTGTTAACGCTGATGGCGAGGTATTGCCAGCCTACAGTGGGGCGCTTAAGCCAGCAAAGGTGAACGTCAAAGCCAAGGAGTGATTGACTATGAAGTTTTATGCAGATGGGAATATTCCAAAGATACCCAACATGTACTTTATCTATGGCGATGGCGGTACTGGTAAGACAACGATTGCTAAAGACATGCCAGGTCATAAGCTGTTATTTAGTTTTGATCTATCTAGTAATGTCTTGATTGGTGATAAGGATATGGATGTGGTCATGTTTGAAGAAAAGGACGCACCACAGATCCAACAGCGGTTTTCCAACTTGTTAGTTAGGAGCATTTCGACGGCTAAGTACAGTACGATTGTTCTGGATAACGTTACTGCTTTGCAGAACTTAGTTTTGGAAAATATTGACAATGCGTCTAAGGATAATCGTCAAAATTATCAGAAGCTACAGCTCTGGTTCCGTCAACTTGGTACCACGTTGAAAGAGAGTGGTAAGACGATTTATGCGACTGCTCATCAGGTGGATAACGGGACTAATGGTATAAACGGTGCTGGACGCTTTGCAGCGGATATGAATGAGAAGACGTTTAATGCATTTACGAGCATGTTTGATTTGGTCGGTCGCATTTATATCAAAGACGGTGAACGCCTGATTGATTTGGATCCTGAGCAAGGTAACCATGCTAAAAACCGGCTTGATGACCGTCGATTGATCCATGCAGCAGAGTTAATTCAAACAGAAAAGGAAGATGAAAAATTATGAGTTTATTTACAGTAGATTCAAACAACGTATTTGGTGTGGGGGTACAAGAGGCTGGCAAATATAATGTAAAAATCGTTAAAGCCGAGGTTGGTACAACAGGCCGGGGCCAACAGAAGCTCACGCTGGACTATGAAGTGGTTGATGGTAAGTATAAAGGTGGACAAATCCGTTATCAAGTTATGACTTGGGATGATGAACAAGACCACCTTGACATGACTGTCAAGCGGTTTAATACCTTCTTAGTAGCAGTTGGCGTCAAAGACGGCGCCCCAATTGATACGCTAAATCAAATTGCAAATGGCGTTGTTAATCGAACTTTAGCAGTTGATGCTGAATGGGGTGACCCCAATAGCAAGGGGAATGTTTACTTACAAGTGTACGGTTATCATAAAGTCGACCCTGAAGGTAGTAAGCCCAACGGTGTTAAGCGGCCTAATGGTAATACGACAAATACACCAGCTAACACCCAACCGGCGAATACTTCAACCTATGACAATAATGGCGACCAGATTGATATCAGCGATGACGATCTACCATTTTAATTAATCTTCGAATTGGCTTGAACAGCAGTGACTGAATCCACCGAATGGGTGAAAGGCCCATTAGTAAAGGAGGTGTAGATTTGGATTATTTCAAGCAAAGACGAGCTTACAGAAATCTGAAACGGAATCAAATAGATATCTCAACTGGTCAAAATAACCTGTATCGCGAGTTATTGGACTACGCGAACGATGAGTATCAGCTAGATAAACTGTTTACCCTAAAGAATTCTGCGTTGCTCGATCTTACTGGACTATCCGAGGCCGGGCTAAAGAAGGCTAGGAACGAACTAGTACAACTTGGATTAATCAAATACGTCCCCGGCAAAAGAAATAAGCAAAAGCCTCAGTACCAAATTATCAGGCTTTACAGTACTAGTTGGGCTACTAGAAACGATAATAATAGCTCAACTAGTAACCCAAGTAGTAGCTCAACTGGTACCCCAGATAGTAGCCCAACTGGTAGCTCCAAAGAACTTACTAGTACAGTACCTGACTCTACCGATACTAAAAAAAAGAATAAAGATCCGCGCGATCTTCGTCGTCAAGAATTTTTTACAGATGTCTGGGCTATTTACCCACGTCAAGAAAAGTTTGGTGACGCATGGAATGCTTATTATCGGGCTACTGTGACTGGCGCCAACCCCGCTGGTAAAGCCACTAAGAGCCAAATCATTCAGGGTATCGGCAATTATAAGCGGTACTTGGAAGTTAAGGGGACACAGGGACAATACGTTCAGCAGCTAGCGAACTGGTTGGATAACGGCGGTTGGTTAAGCAATTACGACATGACACCGCCCGTTCAACCAGCTGCGACTAGCGGTGGTCAGGCATCAAGGGAGGCACAAACGTATGTCAGAAACGACTTCTAAGAGTGCGCGAGGGATTAGCTTCCCTGAGCTACAACGATTAAAGACCAGCGACCAAGTTTGCCCACGGCATGGGGTGAATATGGTCTACATGCAGGGACACCAGCCATTCTGCATGGTTTGTACCAAAGAAAAAATTGAACAGCAAAACCACAAGATTATTGATCATGCTAATGATTACTGGCATAAGCGCCGAACCTCTGACGTGTTGGCCATGGACTCGATATTCGATGATCCGACCCTGATGGATGCCAACTTTGATAATTTCCGCCCGAACAGTTCGGAGTCGGCGAATAACCTAAAGCTGGCACGGAAGATTGCTGGCGAGTATTTAAACCCGAAAACTACGTACAACACGATATTGACGGGTCTGCCGGGGCGCGGTAAGTCACATTTGGCCTTATCCATTGCTAAAGCAGTAAATGATCACGCAGACAAACCCATGGCCTGTCTATTCGTTAGTGTGAATGAACTGTTCCGATTAATCAAAGGAAGCTTCGGCCATCCTGACAGCCGTTATACCGAACAGAACATGGTTCAATTGCTAGGCGATGCAGACTTGCTAGTGCTTGATGATTTAGGCTCAGAAGCGACGTTCCAAAGTGATCAGAGTAAGAACCGAAAAGAAGCCAGCGATTACGTGCAGAATGTGTTATTTGGGATTGTGAATAATCGTCAGCGAACCATCATCACCACCAATTTAGGCAGTGCCGGCTTAGCAAACGTGTATAATCCAAAGATCATTTCGCGATTGTACCGCGGCATAAACGGGCACGTCATTAGCTTTACAGCAGCAACACCAGATACACGGGAGGTATCGTTTTAATGTGTGAATGTAATGGCACAAAGATTGTGCATGTTGAAATTATGAAAGGTGTATGGGTAGTGCAGCCATGTCCAAATTGCACGAGCGAGATACACAAGCATTACGAACAAGAGTTAGAAAGGAGATTAACTTATGGTAAACAAAAATTGGTCTAAGGATCTTGAAGTAATTCATAAGCTGGAAGCAAGGTATGGCAGCATGAATAACGTGCCAAAGAGCAAATTAACCAAATTGCATAAGATGCCTGGAATTAAAGACGTGTTAGGGGATTACACAGAGATTACGCATACCCAGTACAATGCTATTAAATTAGTCATGGATGGCAAGCAAGGTAAGGCTAAGACGTCTAGGGAACTAAAACGGAGTAACAGTTGGCTAGATAAGCGTATTCATGCGATTGATGAAAATAAGTACTACATTACGGAGAATGAATAATATGAGTGACTTACAAGTGGTTTAAATAGTTAGTGTAAGATATCTCTTGCTAAAGAAAGAACCGTCATAATGGGCGGTTCATCTGCGAAATTACAAGTATTTCTGTACTTTTGTATAAGATGATCTGAAAACTCTTTGACTACTGATTTTGAAATAAGCATGACAAGCAGGACAAATTACAATGTTGGTTAGTACGTAAAGTGTTTGATGGCACTTTGGACAAGTCGTCTTGTGTCTCTTATCAAAAAATACAAGCTCAGGTTCCATAAATATAGCACCTCATGATAACCATAACGCCCAGATAAGGACACAACAAAAAAGCCACCAATTAAGGTGACTGATTATTGGACCACTCAGAATTAATGATTAATGTCGAGCACCAATACGCCAATGTGATGAAAATATTAACAAGCTTGCTATATACGCAAACAACGTAATAAATAATGCCCATCCATGACGAGAGTTATTGGCAATTGAAACTGTAATTTTGCTGTGCCCTGCAGGTAAATTGGCCTTTAGCTGACCTTGTGAGTGCGCGTATTTTACAAGGTGGTTGTTTACTTTAATCTGATAATTAACATTTTTATAACCAATAACAGGTAATTTTAAAGCTTTTGTATGGCTTTGATGCAATTTAAAGCTAACCTGTTGGTCATTAGCAGAGATGAATTTAAACTTGGCTCTGCTTTTATGGTCAAACGCTACGGTCTTTTTATTTAGACGATTAGAGTTTTTGAAATTCAAGTCTCTTTTTAGAGCATGTTTGATTGCCCGTTCAACATTTGGGTTTTTTAAATGATAATCTGGCACGTCCATCCGCTGAACATTTTTATAGTAGTTTTTTGAAGTGAGATGTCGTATCTGAAATTGATTAACTATGAAACTTGAATGATGGTGAGCTAGTGACCATAGATAGTTACTTTTGTTCTGGCTATGGAATTGTATGACGCCAGTTAAACCAATTATAATCACAAATAAGCTAATAAAAATGGCAGTTGCAGGCATGTGCCAGTTGTTGTGATTTAAATATAATATTAAGGCAATTGTTGTTCCCATAGCTACTATAGTTAAAAAACGCATGGTAAATTGTATGAGCGTAGCAGGGGTATTGATTAACTTATATGTGGGAAGCCAATTCTGTGCCAATATGAAGAGGCTACCAGCACCAATCGCCCAGTAACGCCATGAACCGGTGGTTTTACTCAAAAGTTGTGCCAATAAATAAATAAGAATAAATGTGATAGCGATTCCCATATGTGCACCAGTTGCTGATTCTGTGATGTCATTGCTTAAGATTCGTGAGAATTCATGATTAGGATCCAAACCAATCAAAGCGGGAGTTGGGGATACCATCTTATTGTGAAGAATCCAATCTATTACATTAAAAAGTGAATAAAGTGACATAAAAATTGTGAGGCCAACACTTAGCATTAGATATTTTAGCTCATTCAGATCCATCTTCCGAGAAAATAAGCGTATGGTTTCTAGAATTCCAACCAGTATAGTGAACATCATCAATGATAATACGTGTGAATTGGCAACAAGACTCATACCAATGGATAACCAGAAGATACCACTTTTTTCACGGTTCCAAATTTTAAATAAGCCTAATATTACCAATGGCAAAAACGCGTATCCAAATGCTTCTCCAATTGCTACACGTGTATACATTAACTGAAAGTGGTAAGCATTAAATTGGTAAGTAATCAAACCTAACAGCGTAATTAACCGACTATGGCCTAGATACTTTGCCAATAGATAAGAGTTAGTTATTGTGATGGTATTCATTATGAAGAAGCCCAAGGCTAACGCTAGCATTGGGCTTTGAATAAGTAATCTCGGGATTACGTAAATCATCATGGTTAGCCATGGATACATTGCGTTCATAGCGACACCACTATTGTTAAACCCAATGAAATTGACGAGGCTGGGTAAGCGCCCAACCTTGAAGGCTTGATAAAGTGATTCCAAACGTGCGAGGTGAATAGCGCCATCGTTGCTTAATGCAAAGAAATGTCCAGTAAAAGCCGGATAAGATGAGACAAAAGCTAGCACTAAAATAATTAATACATTGATAATTGGTTTCGCTTGAACTGAGGTCAAAATTCTTTTGAATCGTATTGATAACATTTGTACATTCCCCTTATTTCCCACTCTTTTTATATACAGTTTATATAGTAAACTTGAAGGCCTTGTATGTCACGAAATTAACAAAAAACTCCTTAGCTTTTTGCTAAGGAGCCAAATTGATGATTAACGAGTGGGCCAACCCACATCATCAATATAGTATCGTAATTATTTTTTTGCAAGCTTAACGCTGACATTGCTGAATCAACGTGATGCATCTTGACTGAATTAAGAAGTTATCCTTTAACATAAAAAAGTTCTGCACCTGTTGAGGAGGGTGCAGAACTAGGAATTAAAGCATTTACAATATAAACCATATTTTAAAATTCGACAAGCCTAAAAAAACTTATTCTGATTACAGATGTCTGAAAGGGGAACTAGTAATGAAACGATCAACGATTAGAAAAGTAGAAGATATTCTTCGTGATTATCCCAAAATTGATAAGTACATTGAGGAACGAGAACAAGAGTTACGTTATCCGACTATTGCTAATGATGATAATGTTGGGGGAGGTCGAGCACAGTATAAGGAGAGTAATCAAACGTTAGACACTTTGATTACTATTGACGAAGATCGTCGTATTAATGCGCTCAAACGGCAACGACTGGTAATTGATGATTGTTTAGATGGCGTTGGAAAAGATACTGAGGTAATAATCAACGAGCTATATTTTAAAAAACATCGGCAGTATACCTTAGATGGCTTGATTGCCAATCGTATAATTAGCGTTAGTCGGCGCAATGCATTCAGATTAAAAAATAAATTTATTGAGGATTGTGCAAAAGGATTCGGACTATATGAAGTTGATTAGATTGGCACTAAATTGGCATTTTTGACTTCTATAATCGTGGTAAATTAGTAGTATGCCAAATGTGATTGATACGCATGACGTAATCCCCAAAATTACAAACCGGGTAGTCCTTGTAGGCTAATTGGTAAGCCACAATGAGATGTAAGTTCGAGGCCTACCGGCGATGTTAAAATTATTAATTCTTGACCAGTTTTCAGAGTTGAAACTCAGCAAAGCGTAATTATACAAATTATAATTATGCTTTGCTTTTTTAACACTTTTATTGTACATTTGTTTTCAGGAGGGTTGATGCGTGAAAAAAGATCTTGGAGATTCAATTAATAATAAAGTATATGAATTTCGTGTACTAGCTCGATTATCTCAACAAGAATTAGCAGATAAAGTGGGGGTTTCTAAACAGACAATATTTGTTATGGAAAAAGGTAAGTATATTCCTACTCTTTTATTAGCATTTAGGATTGCAAGCTTTTTTGAAGTTGACATAACGGATATTTTTTCTTATGAATTAGGGGGAGAAGAAAATGGAAAGTAGAAATTTGAGCAATCTATCAGGAGCAATTTTCTATTCATTAAAGGAATGGTCAGAACAATCAGTTAGTAATTTTAATATTCTCATAGCAATTAGCTTTGCATTTTTAATGGTTAGCTGCGCTTTTTGTGTAATTTGTTTTATAAAAATAGGTAGAGCTGACGAAAGAACGACTGTAATTAGTTTAAAAGGCGCATATGCAATGCTTATTGTTATTGTCGTATGTGATATGATTTTTCCAAGAACTTATTTAGTAAATCAATTTTTCATGTTTAAATACGGTATCGCTTGTTTTGTCAGTGGTATGTATGCATGGTTACAGTGCAGAAAAGATTTTAAATAACATACTTTAATTTTTTTATAAACAAACATTGTTATGGTAGTGTTTTGAATGATGTACAGTATAGACAGGGAACGAGCCAATGAGTAGTTTCAAGTAAAACTCTGAATAAGACATTAATTGCAGGAATTAAGATATCTTCAAAACGAGGTAACGACTATCTTAATTTTCGGTGTTCGGGTTTGTAAAAAATCTCAGAATTAAAATTGGGTTGGTTGATTGACAGAATGTGGTGAACAAATGATTGCAAAAAAGAGCTGAGCGGTTGGACTCAGCTCTTACTGTAAATACAAAGGAAGAAAGAAGTACCTGAAACAAATAATTTAATTACCTGCTTCACTATTTACTGTAGCACGATTGGTTTTATCTGGAAATAAATATGCTGACGGCTGCAAAAAAGGCTGTTGGTTTGCGTATGCATTTAATTTGTCTTGGTATAAATGGCATGATAGGATGAATTAAAATAAATTATGCAGATGGCGTCTTCGTTGGGAAGAGACCAGTTATTAAAACTGGTTACGTTGGTTCAATTCCAACTATCTGCGTTAGTGTAATATATTTTCGAGATTAATACTTCAAAATTAAGTTTGACATTTTTTGTGATCGAGGAAATAATTAAAACTATAAATAATTTCTTAGTGATAATATCTGTTAAAATGATGAGGCTATTTTGAAGGAGTATTTATGACAAATTACGATGAGAATTTGTTTGAGACATTAGTAAAATTTGGACAACTTCATGTATTTTTGGAGAAAATTAATCGGGGATTTGCTGCAGGAAACGGTCTTAGTATGATGTCAGTTGCAATACTATTTTATTTGCAAAGATATAGCAATGTTTCAAATAGTAAGTTAGCCACTGATTTAGGGCAAGACAGTACTCGTGTATCCAAGAGGGTTCGGAAATTATATGAATTGGGTTTGTTAAGACAAAATATTAATAAAGACGACCGCCGTTTTGTCAAGTTGTCGTTAACAGATAAGGGCCAATCTAAGGTGAAAATGATTCAATCTTGGATGAAAGAAAATTCAAGTGTAAATACAGATGTTTTAGAAATTATTCATTTAATAACACAGTTATCCAATTCAGTTGACAATCTAAATAATTCTAATCGATAAGCGTTGTGCAAACTAGCATGGCGCTTTTAGTTTGGCAAAAAATAAAAAGGCCACTGTTTTCCGCCAGCGACCTAAAGGTTATTAACTGGATAACCCCCTGAATATTTAAAAGATAGTATGACTGACTGTAAATGTCAAACCAATTTATAAATAAATTGGTTTTTGGCTGATTCCAATTAACGGAGGTGTGGTGGTATGTAATGAAACCGGAGAAAATTAGAGTTTTGGCGACTTTTTATTCATTGCCCAAAAAGCAACAAAAAGCTGTTATGTTGCTTTTTACCGGCGTATATAAGCAGTCAGAAATTGCTGAACAACTCCAAGTTGCGGAATCCACTTTTTATGGTTGGAAAACGCATGAACAATTTCGAGTTGCACAGGATGAATACAATAAATTTATGTTGTCTGACTTGACTAGTGAAGCAATTGTCACAATGAGAAAGTTACTTAAGGCACGTAGTGAGATGGTACGCTTTAGTGCTGCCAAGGATATTCTGGACCGGTCAATGAATGATGCTCAGATTCGTAAAGCTGAGGCTGAAGCAGATATTGCAGAGGCTAAGGCCAAACAGATAAGTAACACTGATGAAACTGTTCGGATTGTATTTAACGATAATTTGACACCAGATAGGGAGGATATCCAAGGCAATGAAAATCAAAGTTAACTTAGCTAAGACGATTGGTCATGGTTATACCGATTTCTGGCGTGATCATCACTTTTACCGAGTGATTAAAGGCAGTCGTGGATCAAAGAAGTCGGTAACCACCGCTCACAATTTAATCTACCGGTTAGTTAAGTATCATTGGTCAAATATCTTGGTTGTAAGGCGTAATGCCAACACTAACAAGACCAGCACCTTCGTGGAATGCAAGAAGGCTATTAATGACTTTCACTTAGAGCGTTACTTTAAGTATAACGAGTCATTGCCAGAAATCACTTACTTGCCAACTGGTCAGAAAATCATCTTTCGTGGACTTGATGATCCATTAAAACTAACTTCAGTTAATGTCCCTACTGGTGAATTGTGTTGGTTGTGGGTAGAAGAAGCCTATGAAATTGAATCATTTAGCAAGTTACAAACGGTGATTGAATCGTTACGTGGGAATGATCCACAAGTCTTTTATCAAGTAACGCTCACGTTTAATCCTTGGAATGAGCACCACTGGCTAAAGCGTGAGTTTTTTGACCAACCACGTGATGATACATTTGTTCGTACCACTACAGTTAGATGCAATGAGTTCGTTTCTGACGAATATAAACAGCGGCTCTATAGCTTATATCAAACTAATCCTAGACGTGCTAAAACAGTTGTTGATGGCGAATGGGGTGTAGCTGAAGGACTGGTATTTGAAGATAACATTGAACAAATTGAGTTTAACGCTATGGACAAAATACAAGAATGTGGGCAAACAGGATTTGGCCTGGACTATGGCTTCAGCAATGATCCTAACGCTTTTGTGGCCGTTGCTGTTGATGTACGCAATAAGCAATTATGGGTTTACGACGAGATGTATACCTACCATCAAACGACACCACATATTGCGGAATGGTTGAAAGTCAATGGCTATGAGCGAGCTAGGATATACGCAGATAGTGCTAATTCCGAGCGAACCGCTCAGTTAAATGATTTAGGAATTACCAATGCGGATAGCGTCGTGAAAACGCCAGTTGAGGCTGGCATTGATCAATTGTGGCAATATCAAATTCATGTTCACCCTAAATGTAAAAACCTGTGGCGTGAGTTGAATAGTTATGTTTTCGACAGTGATCGGATGGGCAATACATTAAGTAAGCCTAAAGACCAAGATAACCACGCAATTGACGCATTACGTTATGCAGTTCGCCAATATATGGGAGATTATGATGGCTCGTTAGGTGTTAAATGGGACGAACAATACGCGATTGGCCGCCAGATGGGAGTGAGTGATTATTAATAGTATTTATGGAAAGCGACGCTTTGATCGTGAAGCCAATCGGGATTACACGATGCCAGTTGGCACATACACAGCAGTTGCAGAACAGCCATTAGAGCTAATGAAGATTGTCTCTCAGTTTATTAACCATCATCAGAATCATCAAGTTTCAAGACTGCAAACATTATATGATTACTACCAAGCTAACAATGCGATTAAAAAGCAAGTGGATAGTAACAATCCCTACCATGCTAACAATCGAGTAGCGGCAGCGTTCGCTCGTTATATGACAAGTATTCGAGTTGGATATTTGATAGGTAATCCTATTCAATTAAAGCTGCAAGATGACACAGAGGTAGATGATAGTCAGGCAGAAAAGTTTCAAGATGTCTTGAATGACTTTACTAGTCATTCAAACGCAGACTATGTCAACCAGCAGCTAGCTAAGGACTTATCAATCACTGGTCGAGCTTATGATCTCGTGTATGTTAAAAACGGAGTGACTGATCTGGGACTAGTTCGAGTTGATCCCGAACAAGCATTTGTAATCTATGATGATACTGTCGATCACAAGCCACTAGTTGGTGTCCGTTATTATCAGACTGGTATCTTAGATAATCAATTGGTCGAACACTATGAGGTCTATACTGATAGTCAGCTTTTTACCTTCCATAGTGAGGGCGGCTTACCTCAAACTAATTCACCCGTTGCCAATGCAGTCTTGGATGATACATTGCCACACTTCTTTGATACTGTCCCCTTAACCGAGTATCGCAACAATGACGAACGACTAGGTGATTGGGAACCTGAACTAGACCAACTAGATGCACTGGACAAAAGTGTATCGATGATGGCTGACTTTCAGGAAGATTTCAATAATGCCAATATTGTCTTAACTGGTAAGTTCTCTAATATGACAGAACCTAAGTATTTGCTGGACGAGAATGGTAATAAAAAAATTGGCCAAGATGGCCAGCCAATTATCATTGAACCAGCTCATCCAAATGTTGATCCTAAAAATCATATGTGGTATTTGGAGCCATTCGCGGCAAGTGGCGGCGTTGGTTCCACTGCCAAGCATATTATTCAACCTGACGCTAAGTATCTAACAAAGCAGTATGATGCAGCTGGCTGGTCAACGTATACGAACTTTCTTATTAACGAAATTCACAAGTATACAAACACACCTAATGTTAATGATCCAAATTTTGCTTCTAACGCATCTGGTGTGGCTATGTCTTATAAACTATGGGGCAGTGATCAAGAACGCAAGCTACAGGAAACGTTGTTTAAACGTGGCTTACATGCTCGCCTCAGTGCTTGTGTTAACTACTGGCAAACACTCAACCAAATTAGCTCCGATGGCTGGAATACGATGATTAAAGCTAACTTTATGCCAAATCTGCCTAAGAACGACGACGCTACTGCCCAACTAATTACATTGCTAAATGGTACTGGCAAATTCAGCGATGAAACTATTCGTGATATGGCTGAACCAATTACTGGAATCAATGCTGATACTGAAGCAGAGCGCATTAAAGAAGATGCCCAAGCTGCTCAGGAAGGCGATAGTAACTATGCACAAGGTGACGGTGGGCTGGGCAAAATATTTGCTACTGGCGAAAAAACTCCAGTACCTAATCAGAACAGTAAGGGGGCTGACAATTAGTGGATATCAATAAGCTAGCTCATGCTTTAGCAAAAACACTAGATGTTAAAGACCCAGTATTTCAGCAACTATTTGCGTTGATTGAAAGTTCCCATCACTCTCAGGTCAAGAATTTAACTTACTTTCTGCGTGAGAATGTGGACTGGAATGCTAACGCCAGTGAGGCCGATATTAAAGATTTGACCGACGCGGTCCTTGATTTAAAACAGAACGCCAATCGTGAAGAAGAACAAGTATTAGCTACACTGTTAAATAATCTACCTTACAAAACCAATCTAGATGTAGCCCAGGCCCAAGCACGCGTGAACGTCGCTAACATGGGACTAAAGGTTAACAAACTGGTCCAAGCTAAGCAGGCAGATATCGTTCAACAGGTAACTAAGTTAACTGGTAGTGGCCTAGGTGGGTACAATACGCAGCTTAGACGGCGTGCATTGTATCGTGTGACCGCTCAAAATGAGCCTGAGAATACCTCACTAGACTTAATCTTCAAACATGCCAATAAGTTAGCAATTGACTTAGATAGCATTATCAAGTTCCAAATGCAAAATCATGTCAACCCTAATTCCATTAGCAAAATTGTTGCAAAAGAACTAGGTGTTGCTGGCAAGCCTAATCCTAATGAAGATTTATGGGAAACAGCAATGCAAAAACGCTACATGTCAACCAAGGCTGACATGGAACGTATATTAGTGACTGAGAGCAAAGCAACTCAGACGCGGGAGTGTGCTAAGCAATACAGCAATTTAGGCTTTACCAAGCTAAAGATTGTCACCCGTGATAATCCTCATGTTTGCAAATACTGCGAGGGTCATGATGGAACAATTGTTGAGATCAAAGATGCTGTAGTGGGAATGAACGTTCCCCCGCTGCATCCACGTTGCCATTGCAATGTAATTCCAGTACAAATGGACTACAAAGATGTCCTAAGTGAACTTAACTAATAACTGATTGCCCTAGACATGGCATTAAAAGGTCTATTTTTTATGCACTTTTTAGCCGACGGGCGTTAAACGAATTGAGTCGACAGACGTTAAATGGAGGTTATCTAATGAATAAAGAACCAAATAATCCGGAAACCAATCCTGACGGTGGTAAGCCATCTGATGAACCGGTGACATTTACTGATGAACAACAAGCTAAGATTGATGAATTGATTGGTCAACAACATGCCAAGTGGTCTAAGAAACTTGATCAACAGCAAGCCGACTTTAAAAAACAATTGGCTGATGTCCAAAAGCAGGCCGAAGAACGGGCTAAAATGACTGCTGAACAAAAGGCTGAAGCTGATCGTAAACAACGCGAGGCTGATATGGCGAAACACGATCAAGAATTAGCAACTCAGATTCAGGAATACAAGACCAAGTCAATGTTACTCGACAAGGGAATTAGCCCTGACATGTTACCGCTGGTTATGGGTGCTGACGAAGAGGCAACAAACGATAATCTAGGGTTATTACAGAAATACGTTGATGACCAAGTTCAAGCGGCTACTGAAAAGTTATTGACTGGTAAGCAAGCCGTCACTGCTGGTGATAACCATACTTCACCACTAGAAACAGGGACTGATAATCCATGGTCTGAAGATGGCTGGAACTTAACAAAGCAAACTGAAATTTATAATACTGACAAGGAACAGGCTCAAAAATTAATTGCTAGTGCTCAACCCATTAGCCAGTCGTTCTATGTTGGAAAATAAGGAGAGATAATTTATGGTAAATGGCAATATTACCCAATTAAGTGATATGCAAATCCCTGAGAACTGGGGAGCTTATTTGGCTGAAAAATCAACACAAAACAACGCTTTTTTCACAAGTGGCGTTGTTCAAAACGTTTCACAAATCGCATCATTACTAGGTTCTGGCAAAGTGGCCAATATGCCACTGTTTAAGCCACTAGCTAACAATGATCCTCAAGTGCCCGATGACACAACAGACTTATTAGTTAACAAGATTACTACAGACCTAGCACAAGCCCGCAAATTAGGCTTTGATCAAGCTTGGAGCGCAACTGACTTGTCGGCTGAACTATCAGGAGCGGACCCCTTAAGTGCTATTGGTGATCAAGTCAGCGACTACTGGTCACACGTCTATGAGAAGCTGTTATTGCAAACACTTACAGGAGTCTTTAGTTCAACCAGTATGAAAGGTGTCAATCAATTAGATACTACGACTGATAAGACTGATACCACGTTCAGCTTAAAGAACTTTAACAAGGCCCGCTTCTTGCTGGGTGACCGGTATAAAGACTTGGCAATTGTAGCGATTCATTCTGACATTCTCCGTCAATTGCAGGATGCAAACTTAGTTGACGCGAAGAATAACTCCACCTTTGTCTTAAACGGCAATGATAATGTGCCAACGGCAATTCAAGCGCCTGATGCAGGTGACAAAATCAAAGGCGTCCAAATTGTGGTTGACGATAGTTTACCGGTTGATAATGGCAAGTACACGAGTTACTTGTTTGCACAAGGGGCTGTTGGTTATTCTGAGCTGCCAGTCGCTAATGGGGTTGAAACCAATCGTGATCCATTGAAAAACCACGGGGTTGATTACCTTGTTAACCGTCGTCGGTTTGTCTTTGCACCACAAGGTTTATCTTGGAATGAAAGTAACTTTGTTGCCAAAAACCCAGGCAAAACTTATCCTTCAATGACTGACTTAGCTGATGGTACTAACTGGTCAAAAGTCTACGATCACAAGTTGATCCCGATGGCTCAGTTTGTAACAAGTGCTGATGTTATTATGCCTGCGGCAACGACTACAACGCCAGCTGGTAAATAGTTAGGAGATAGCTTATGAGTGATCTAAAAGATGATGACGCTACGTTAAAGCACGTTATCACTTTGTTAGGTATTGAACCTACTGATGATGAAAAAGCTCGCCTGAAGTTGTATATTGACCATGCTGAACAAGCAATTGTTCTGTATCTAGGAAAGTCATTTCGGGTTAAAGACTTACCTGTTGGATTGGATTATATCGTAGAAAACTTAGCTGTAACTAAGTTCAACAAGTTCCACAATGAGGGTGAAAGGTCTCATAGCGAGGAAGGGCTGTCGTTTCAGTTCAATGTTAATGATTTAGCGCCGTACTATCATGATCTACAAGCTTGGATTGATGGCCAAGCTAATACTACTCGTGGTGCCACTGCGATTGGGTGGTGATACTATGCGTTATCCAAATAAAGTTTATTTGTTGACTAAGCTTCCTGATGATGAACCTAATGGTCTTAATCATCAAGTAAGTTATCAAAGCCAAGTAGTGCCAGCTAATATTCAACAGGTTAATTTAACATTTGCGCCAAATGGCACGGTATACAACGCAACAGTTATTCGTGTCTATGGACGCTATCAGGCTGACGCAATTGGCTTTAATGATGAATATGTTGTTGGTAATAATGCTACGACACATGAAATTCAAAAGGTCAGTCATCACGAGAAGCAAACTGCGTTCTATATTATTCGCAATGAGGTGATACTACATGACGAATAACTATGACAAGATACCTGCCGTCACATTTTCGATTGACGTTGACTATTTCAAGCAATTATTTGAGACGGCTAGAGGGCTTGCACGTAACGGGATGCCAGAGGCGCTGGAAGAAGCTAATAAGGAATACCATCGAGCCGTGGCACTCAGTAAGGTGTTTATTAAGAATGCTGGCGTACGTGAACAAGAAGCAGCGCAAGGTTTAGAACGTACTCAAGTTGGACATAGCAAGTCTGGTTACGATCCAACAGGTACTCTACAAGGATCGCTAAAGATTAAAATTAGTGATGATGGTAATTCAGTATCTGTATTGCCGATGGCGACAGTCGCAGATCAAAAACGGGCATTGGCAGCTATTGCAGGTAGCGGTAGTAAGAAGCCAATAACTGATCAAGATGGCGTTGAATACTATGGTGTCTATGTAGAATATGGCACTTATAAAATGGCTGCCGAACCATTTATGAAGCCTACGGGTGAAAAGATTGCTACACGGCTCGAGAATGATTTTGACCGTATCATGCGTTTGGCTGTATTGGGGAGTGAGTAAATGTCGCCTGAAGAAGATTTGCTATTAAGCGTGAAACAATGTCTGAGAGCATTGAACGTTCCAGTCTATGACTTCGGCCAGCAGCGGCCAACGCAGTTTCCACAGGTAGTTGTCAGCTTGCAGAATGAGCAAGAGCAAACTGACATTAAAGTTATGGATTACTTCTTAGGTACTGTGGCTGTCGATGTCTATACCGATGTAGCTAATGTTGGTCAAGCATACGCATTAGGTCGTCAAGTTATCAACGCGATGCAACGGTTAGAACTAACCGAATGGCCAGCTAGATATGATAGCTCGACAATGCGCAAATTAAGTGATAACAGTTTAGAAAGTCGACCGTTAACTCGGTTGGCTTATTTATTTGATATTTTCGTTTATGGAAAGTGAGGAAACACTACATGGCAGGAGTAAAGTTACAAACAAAAAATGCTGACAAAATTTTATACGGGATTAAGTTTCCTTGGGATGATAAAGCAGCACAAATTCAAATGTTGGGGTTACAAGCGACTTCTAGCACAACCAACACGCGTGCTAGTTCAGCTATTAAATTAAAGCAAGGTGTGGTCCATACATCTGGGTCACGAACTGAAACTTTTGTCGTTGATTCATACTGGATAATTGGCGATAAAATCCATGATGGACTTAAGAAGGTGGTTGAAAAAGATGTCGCAGTGGGTATTTGGCGTATGGACTTCAACGAAGCAAAATTAGATGCTAATGGTAATGTGAAATCGGTGCCAGCTGAATTTGGTATGGCTAAGCCCAATGGTCTACCTGAAACTGAAGCGGTTAACAATTTGTTACATGCTAATATCACTTACAACATCGATGGCAATACCCAAGATGGTGTATTAGATGTGTCAGAAATTGACCCGCAATTATTAGTGGATGGATTGAAGATGTTTGATTTTGCCCACAATACGGATATTGGTACAAGCTCCAAGATTGATAATGATAATTCCATTAAACCGCAATTTGGAAAGTAACAAAGGAGATATAAACTATGGAAAATTTAATGATTGATGGCACTACTTGTACCCCTAAACTTAATTACGCTTTTGCTAACCAAGTAAAGAAAGAACTTAGTGCAGATGGTCGCGACGGATTTGATGTCCTCGTTGATGGTTTATTAGACGAAGATCCAGAGCAAATTGTAAACGCGTATTATTATGCCTTGGCCTACTTCAAGCGCTCTCAACCTAGTCGTGACAAAGTGGTGGAAGCTCTTGAAGATACCATCTTCGCTGACGATGACAAAACCAATGCTGCTTATTCGGATATCATTCAGTCTTTACATGCTGACAATTTTTTAGCTCGGAAGCTTACCAGTTTTGTCAAAGGGTACAACAAGATTCTGGATATCATGCAGAAGAAGTTGGACTCGGAAAAAGAGGGCAGCGACCAATACAACAAGGATCAATTGGGCATGGAACAACTACAAACACAACTGGACAAGCTGAACAAAGTTCTGCAACCTGGTACACCGCAATTAGTTACGCCCGAAGTGCCGGCTTAACTCCGGAACAATTAGAACAGTTAACGCCGGCTGAGTTTAAAGCTGTTTGGCATGGCTATCAGGTTAACGTGCTTAATCAGCAACGCGAGCAGATGCACGCTCGTTTAATGCCACAAGCAACTTATGGGGTTGAACTTAATCAGCCGTTGGATGAGGTAGTAGAACGTTCAGATGAGCAGATTACAAATGAAATTAACAAGCTAACTGATTTTCGAACTGTTGAGGAACGGCAACCAGATACGCCCCAAATGACTATGTATCGAAAACTAATGGAAGCCAAGGCTGACAGAGAGGAGGCCGATTAATGAGTGCAGTTGTTGAGAAGACATTTGTTTGGAAATTTATGGATCAGATTAGCCAAGGGGTTGCTAACGCTCGTCAAGCGATGGGTGAAGCCGTTCGTGCTGCTACTAGTATGGGTTCTAAGGTCAGCGAAAGCGGTGAACAATGGCGTAACTACGCTTCCAAGCAGAAGGAAGCGATGGACGAAGCCAAAGCTAACTTTAATGAGTATAAAGACCAAGTCACTAATTCAAGCAACTCAATCCGTGAAAAGATTAACGGCCTAATTGACCATCTCAAAGAGATTCCACATGATGTTATGACGACATTAAAGTCTAAAATCAACGATGAAAATATTGGCCTCTTCTCACGCAAAGTGCGGGACGTTCCTAAGGAGCGCTCCGTGTTTTTGCGTGCTAAGGATAAGTTCACCAATATGTTCAAACATCTCAGCGAGCGAATTAAGCAAATTCCCAAGGAACATTTATTGCTGCTAAAAGTAAAAGATGGCTTCAGTAAGGGGTTTCAAAAATTTAATGAAAGCGCCAAAAAGACACGTGAAAACGGCCACCGATTACGTGACATTATTGAAGGCACATTTATTGGTAATGCATTGTACGGAGCTTATGACAAAGTAAAAGATGGCATTATCGAAGCCACTAAAGCCGGCTATGATTTTGACAAAGAACAGCAGGTTATGTTACAAACATGGACAACTTTAACTGGGTCAGCTAATCAAGCCAAAGGTATGGTCAGCACAATCAATGATTTAAGCAAGAAGACTGGTCAAGCTAGTAGTCTAGTGAACGAGCTAGAACAAGGATTCTATCATTTACACTCCAGTAAGTCTGAAGCTGACGACCTGTCAAAGGCCATGCTAAATATGGGTGATGCTGTTGGACTAACTGGTGATCAAATGAAGTCAGTAACCCAGGATATGGTGCATGGGTTAGCTACTGGTAAAGTATCTGCCGGTGAATTAAATCAGATAGGTGCTTATTTTCCAATGATTGATGAAGCACTTGCCAAGCATGAACATACAACCGTTGCAGGAATGCGTAACATGGCTCGCCAAGGAAAAATCACTGGTAAAGACCTGGAAAGTGTGTTTACTGAATTAGGGAATCATAAGTATGGTGAAGCCGCGGATAATATGCTACAAACTATGACCGGTATGCAACGGACAGTTAAAGCACAAATGCCAAAACTTCTAGGTGAAATTGAAGAACCGCTACTCAAAGCACAGAACCCAATCTTTGGCACCATTTCTAAATGGGTATCTGAGAGTCATACTGAGAATTTATTTAAAGACTTAGGTAATAAGGTAAATAAAGGATTTGCTACGGTTACTAAAGCCTTTGCTGGCGATAATTTCACTGGCAAGGGATTTACAAATTCCTTAGATCAGATGATTGAAAACGCTGGTAAGTCAGTCAACAAGCTTTCAGCTTGGCTTGCCAAGAACGCTGGTAATATTAAAGAGTTTGGCAGTATTGTTAAGAGTAGTCTGACTATCGCGTTTAAAGTTATGGGTGCGGCTATTAATGATGTGGTTTCGGTACTTGGATTTGTAGTTAATCCTCTTGGACGAGTATCAAACCACAGTAAAGATGCATCAAAATCAGTTGGTGGTCTAGCTAATGGCTTAAAGTCGTTATCAAGTAATGGACCAGCCATTCAAACTTTCGGGAAAATACTAGCCGGAGCGTTTGTTTTGAAAAATGTTAGCAAATTCATTGGCGGTATCAAGTCTATTAACGATAACTTAAAAATAACTACTGGCCTAAAGAATCTTGGTAAGCCAGTAACTGAGTTTGCGACTTCATTAAAGAGCGGTTCTGGTGTTCTATCATCATTTGGAGCAGCACTAAAAGCAGTGCCGTTCACCATCTGGATTACAGCTATTGCGGCAATCGTGTTAGCTTTAGTTGAGTTGTATAAGCATAATAAAAAGTTCCGTGAGTTCGTAAACGGGCTTGTTGATACAATCAAAGTTTGGTATAAGGATGCTACTAAGTGGCTTGGTAATGCTGTAGCGTGGATCAAAAAGACGTTTGGCCCGTTCTTCAAATCAGCGGTTAAATCTATTCAGTCAGTCTGGAAAGAGATTGAACCAGTGGTTTCGGCTGGAATTAAGATGGTTCAGAAAGTTCTTAAGCTTGGCATGGCAGTAGTAAGCGCACTCTGGAAGGTTGCCTGGGGTTATCTATCACTTGAAGTAAAAGAAACTTGGGCGATTATTAAGCCAATCATTGATATAGGCATGGCTGTAATTAAGGGGCTTATATCAGCTGGAATGGATATTATCAAAGCCGTCTGGAAAGCTGCTTGGAAGGTTATTAGCACGGTAGTCAGATCTGTTTGGAATGTGATTAAGCCACTAATTATTGGGGCAATGAATGTCATTTCTGACGTAATTCAAACTATTCTTGATATTATTCATGGCAACTGGAGTAAAGTCTGGGGAGATATCAAAAACATCTTTTCAGACATTTGGAAGGCTATCTCACAAGCGATTAAAGCTTACATGAGTGGGATGCACGATATTATTTCATCAGTATTAGATGCAATTAGTACTGTTTGGCATGGTATGTGGCAAGGACTTGGTGACTTTTTCAAGAATATCTGGAAAGGTATTAAACAGGCCGCCCAAGATGGTATTAACGGTGTTTTGAGCGTTATTAATGCCGGTGTAGATGCGATTGATTCGGTTTGGAAATTCTTCACTGGTCATAAAACCAGTATTCGCCATTTAGATCCAGTTAAGTTTGCCCAAGGTGGCGTCGTGCATACTCGTCTATCGATGGTCAACGATGGTGCCGGTCAGAACTGGAAGGAACTGTTACAACTACCTTCTGGTGAACTCAAGATGACGCATCAACGTAATGCAGTGCTACCTTTGCCAGTTGGCACACGAGTATACAATGGCGATGAAACAGCTTCTATTATGACGTCTGCCGGGGTCGATCATTACGCAAACGGTGGGATTGTTGGAGATGCGATTAATTGGACTAAAGGTAAGCTATCTGACATTGGATCATGGATTGGTGACAAGGCCGAGGCTGTTGAGAAGTTTCTCAAAGATCCTCTCGGTAATATCTCCAAGCTACTTCATAAAGCCACTGATGGTTTATTTAAGAGGGCAGCTAGTTTTGGCGACTTAGCTAGCGGTACCATTAGCAAGCTATCAAGCATAGCAGTTGATAAGTTCAAGGAAATGTTAAATAGTACCAAAAAGTCACTGGAAGTATCTGACGGTAAGGCTGGTCACTACAATCCAGGTTTAATTGAGAAAGCCGCCAAAATGATGCACATTGATAGTCTTCCGGCAGGTTTCAGTGAGCTTTTGCAAGCGACTATCATGAGTGAGTCTGGTGGTAAGTCTGTGATTCAAACTATTCACGATGGCAATAGCGGCGGTAATGAAGCTGGTGGGATTCTACAATTCACACCAGGGACATTTGCTGCTTTTGCGATGCCAGGACATACTAATCGGATGAATCCGCTCGATGAGCTATTAGCTTTCTTCAATAATTCTGATTGGCGAAACAGTATTGGACACACCGTTATTTGGGGTGTTCCAAAGGTTGATTGGCTGCATAGTGGCCCACAAGGTCATCGCCGATTTGCTCATGGTGGCGAAGTCTTTGACGAGCAAACTGTAATCGTGGGTGATAATAGCCAACACCATGAGTTTGTGATTAACCCTTATGATGTCACAGCTTATCCATTATTAGCTAAGGCGATGGACACGACGATGCGAGCTCAGCCAATTGCTGATGTTAATACTAATATTGATCACCGAGATAGCAGTGAAACTAATTCATTGTTACGAAAATTATTAAAAGTTATAACTGATGATCAGCAGAGTACTGAAGATGATTCGTTAACAAATATGCTTAGTCGTATTTTAGTCGCGTTGAAACAAGATCGCCCAGTGTATCTAAATGCCAATGGCAGGTTGATCGATATAACTAACGAACAATTAGGCGAACGCATGGAAGATGAACGGAGGTATCGGTGGTAATGGATCATGATATTTATTTCGGGTATCAACGACCACGACCTACAGAGTATGTACAATTTGCTAATTTTGATAGTCGCCAATTAAATCTATACTTAGCTGGTCGGATTGCCAATAACCCACCAACTAAAGAAGTTACCGAGAGTATAGGTTATATGGATGGGATAATTGACTTTTCAGATATCCTTGGACGACGCATCTTTGATAACCGTACGATTGAGTATCAATTTAAAGCATTAAATATTAATTATCACGATCGTAAATTACTAGAACAAAAGTGTAAAAGGCTGTTGCTAATACCAATGCGTCAGCCGATTTACGATAGTCATGATCTCCCGTTTTATTGGTTTGGTAAGGCTAGTAGTGTTACAGCAAATGATGATCATGTTAACAATGTGTTAGAAATAACGGTACAATTCAACGTTTCACCCTATGCGCTACGCAAAGGACAGTTTGACGATATTTGGGACAATTTTAGTCTGGAAACAGGGTATGCGCAATTTACCAAGTATTCAGTCAAAGGCACTAAGAAAATTAGCTTGTATAATGATAGCGATTTGAAATCAAGGCTTAAGGTTATCTGTCAGAATGATATGACGATTAATGGTAAATACAAATACACCAAAAATTATCAAGACAACCCTAACTTTAGATTAGAGCCGGGAATTAATGATCTTACAGTTAATGGTAACGGTGATATTGAGTTTCAATGGGAAAGCGAGGTGATGCTGTAGTGTACAAAATATTAGTTCGCGAAACCTATCGAGGCAATGAAGAAGCTATTAACGAACCGGATGTGTATGGTAATCGGATTGTATCGGGTAGTCTAAGCTTAGTGTCTGGTGGGATAGACACTGGAACGTTAGCCATTAGCCTAGAAAATACGTTGTTCAATCGGATCTTGCCTTATCGCTGGTTTATCAGAATTGAAGACCTTCAGACAAAGGAAACCATTTTCCGAGGTCGCTTCATCAAAGTTAGCAAAGTGTATTCAACCACGCATACACAAACATTGAGTTTTGAAAGCGAGCTAGCTTATCTACATGACAGCGCCCAAGTTTACCGTGAGATCCATAACACCAGTGTCAATGACTTTTTACAAATCATAATCGACGAACATAATAGACAAGTCGATGATTTCAAAAAAATCACCCTAGGAACCATCGATGTAATTAACAGCACCGATAATGTTTACCGCTATTTAGACGAAACTAAAGACACGTTAGACAATATTACGGACAAGTTAGTTAATCGGCTAGGAGGTTTTTTACGTATTGGGCGCAATCCTCATAGTCAGTTAATTTTGGACTATGTCAATCGTCTGGGAACGGACACCAAGCAAACGATCGAGTTAGGTGTGAACTTAAAGAGCTTTACGCGCGATCTCAACGTCAACAACCTTATTACTCGCTTAGTTCCCTTAGGCGCTGAAAAGGCGCAGAAAGACGACCAGCGAGATAGTAATAAGCCGATTCCTAAGATTGATATTTCTAGCGTTAATAATGGTAGCCGTTACTTAGATAATCCAAAACTAATTGATAAATTTGGCATTATCCAAAAGGTTAATGTTTGGGACGATGTGCACGATGCTAGAATCCTTAAAACAAAGGGTGAACAATATCTCAAAGAACAAGTATCGGCCGAGATTGCTTGGAGCGTTGACATTGTTAATCTAGCTTTAATTGACAAACGGTTTCAATCGTTTGCGGTCGGTAATAGCTATCGTATTATTGATAAGTTTATGGATATTGACGAAACGATTAGTGTTAGCGAAAAAGAAGTCGATCTAGTTAACCCGCAAACCGTCACGATTAAGATTGGAAATCAGAATAAAAAACTGACTAGTCAACAAATTAATCAAATCAGGATAATCAATCAGCTTAAGAAATTTAGTGAATATATTACGTCATTTAATACGCAAAATAACGTACCAGATTCTCCAAATGGATCTCAGCCAGATCAACCGCACGATAAGCCGCATGATCAACCGCACGATCAACCAAGCTACTACAACGGTGCGATTGTTGACGTATCAGAGTTCCAAAGTGATATTAATTGGTCGCAAGTCCGCAATGCTGGCTTAGCCTTAGGGGTTATTAGGATCCAAGACGGTGAAAATTACATTGATGTCAAACATGTTAAAAACCTTCAGGGTGTCTTGGCCAATAAGCTCAATTATGCCGTCTATGCGTTCTTTAGAGGGGTTAATGAAGCTGATAGTCAAGCCGAAGCACGTGCTTTTTATCAACGTGTCCAAAACGTGGTCAAAGGCCAACAACAACCGCGGTTCTATGCCCTTGATATTGAAGCCATCGAGAATAACAACATGCGCGGTACCGTTAATGCGTACATTAGCCAGCTGAATGATTTAGGCATTCTGAATAGTCAAATTGTGCTCTATATTGCGAACCATTTGTATCAGCAACTAAATCTCGATACAACCAAGGTCGGGAGTATTTGGATTCCGAGTTACGGTACTAAGCCGCGGTATCCTTATGACTTATGGCAATATACCGACAAAGGCACCCTGGCGGGTATTCCTACTAAAGTGGATATGAGCCAAGATCCATCAACACGGTTCAAGAACCAATACTTAACTAGGAGGTGAGATTTTGAGCAACACAGATAAATATTATCGTGATCGTTCTCATATTACAGGGAAACTAGACTTGCAGAAACTGCCGAAGGCGATTCGCGAAAAGCAGTATGGAATTGATGTTCGCGAGGCTATGGCCCAAACCGCGGAAGCGATTGCCGGCGTACAAAGCACCGCTCAAAAGTTCAATCAAGACACGAAAAATCAGGTCAACCAGTTAGATGAAAAGTACACGCGTGAAATCCGTGCCATTGTTTTAGGCGACACAATTAGTGTGGCGACACCGCCCATTCAAGAACCCAATAGTGAGGCTAGTAATCCGTTATCTAACCTATATGAGACTGCACGCGGGCAAGTTTTGTATGACTTTGTAAAGCAATCATCGTTGACTAAAGTCAGCAAGATTGGGGTCATTGGCGACAGCGTCGCGGCAACTGCTGGGGGCTTCCCGGATATTTTAGCTCATCAATATAATATCTATGTGGAAAACCTTAGTGTCGGTGGCGCTAAAATGAGTGATTATAATCATGACGCAATTGTCAATCAAGCTAGCCGATTACAGCAATGTGATGTGGTGATTATTCAGGGTACCGATGATGATTGGGTGCATGATATTAGTTTAGGTTATGCGGGTGACACGAACATCAAAACGTATCTAGGTGGCTTGCGGGAAACGATTAAACGGGTTAAAAATAATAACCCGAAGGCTAAGTTAATTGTGGTCAATTGTACCCGTCAGTGCGTCGATGTGCACGGCAAGTACCGGACAGAACAGTCGAAAAACACTTTCGGCTTAACGCTGATCGACTATATGGAAGCCCAAAAGAAATATCTTAATCAACAAGATGTTCCTTACGTTGATCTAATGAAACCCACGAGTATTTTTGAGCCGGATAATCCGGCTTTTAAGAAAACGATGATGCACGATGGCTTACATCCCACCCCGGAGGCCCATCAGTACATCGTGCAGGAAATTGCTAAAGACTATTCGTATTATTACGATAAGTAAGAAAGGAGCTAACGATGGCTAATCAAGAGTTAGTGTACGATATTACGAAACAACCCAATTTACAACCAGCGCAACAAGCCATTTATGCCCGTGTCGGCGATGGTGGCTTGAAAACCGTCACGGTGAAATTGAACGCCAATAATTACCCCTATGATTTAACCGGTAAACATGTCAATTTTGAAGGGGTCAAAGCTGATAGTACCCGGATCATTGATACTAGTGGCGGCATCGTGTTAGACCCGCAAGGGGGCATCTTTAGATACGTCTTTCCAGCGCAAACTTTCACAGCACGGGGACGATTCCAGCAAGCTTTCTTTAAAGTAATGCTCGGCGATAAGGTAGATACGACAATTGATGTGGTGGTAGATGTCTCACCTAACTTAGTTGAGTTTGGCATTAATTCTGAAAGTTACTTGAGCGAGTATGAACAGTTAATCTCGGAGTTAAAAGACAAACAACAAACCTTCTTAACCGATTTAGGTCAAAAAGTCGATTTAAGCAAGACTCAACTACAAAATATTAGTGACCGGTTAGATAACATCAAGACCCAGCTGGCAACTAATGATGTCGTGTCAAAGACCGAATTTAACACTAAGCTAAAAAATGTGGTTTTTATTAAGGAGGGCTAGTAAAGATGTCTATTAAAGAGTTACAAGATGTTACTGGAACCGTGATTCACCCAAGAACCGAAACGGCCGCTATTGTGGATGCTGACAAATTAGTGAACACAACTAGTACCCAAAATAACATTGCTGGTATTAAGAACTTTGTGGACGGCATTTCCATTAAAGGTGTCCCGCTATTAGATATCGACTTTAATAAAGTGAAATTAGTGCCAAATGATGATGTTTATCAAATCAAACAGGCCGGCTTGTATTTCTATACAACAAACACCAAAAATGTGCCACTATTGAGCAGCCGTTTTCACGATGGTTTTGTCTTATATGGTGCTAAAGATACTAAAACTGCTTTTCTCTATTATATTGGTGCACGGGTTTACCAAGAACGATTTCAGGGAAAATGGTTGCGGCAAGAAAGCTCGATTCCTCAAGATTTGTGGGTTGGTGAAGGCAAAGTTGGTGATGTGTTAAAGTTACGAGATACTTTGGATAATTATCGGCAATTGCGATTTCGCTGCTATTTTACAATTGGTAATACCCTCCAATTTATTCCGGCATGGGCGTCAGATAACATGTTGTACTTAACACAACCAGCTTTAAACTTTGATGGTACGATTTTAAGAGCCTTGGAAGTTGCGTTGCAGATTGGTCAAGATCAACGTAGCTTGATAATTAAGAGTGCCAAATACTTTGCTAATGGTAAAAGCACATCAATTACCGATGGGTTCTTGAAGGAAGTAGGAGGGATGCTGTAAATGCAAGTCAAACTTGATGAAACTAAACATGTGGTCAGTTATGCACTGGTAGGAGGTTTGGAGGATGCTATTGATTATGATGAGTCACAATTACCTGCTGATTTTCTAACAGCAACTGATAGTAGTGCTTATTGGTTGATTGATGGCGTATTGACTAAAGATCCAAACTACGCGCCCTCGATTCAACCAGTGGTCGAAGATCAACCAAGCAATGAACAACAATCGCTGACGAAACTAGCCCAGCAGGTTACTGAGCAACAGGAACATATTGCTTCACTTGAGGAATCTTTGACCCAGTTAGTTAAAGGAGGAACCCATTAATGTATATTATTTTTAAATTTGCCTACCAACTCTGGCACACTATGACCAAAGAAGAAGTTAGTCTCGAGGTTATTAAGGGAGGGATTACCCCAGTTGAGTATCAGACAATTACCGGTGAAGCCTATATTGAAATGGCAACGGGAGATGAGCAAGATGAAACAACCCTTAAAGCATAAAATAATTTTAACTGGGGCAGCCATGATGGCGGCTTTTTTTTTAGGGGTGAATGCCAATGCTGCTCGCATGGATATGGTCGATGTGTCGAATAACAACGGCTACATGAGCACCGCTGAGTACGTTTCGATGCGTAATGAATTTGGCGTTAAGGCCCTCACTGTCAAGATTAGCGAGGGCACCACATTCAAAGATGGCTACGCCGCCAGCAATATTAAGAATGGTCAAGCCGCTGGCTTATACGTCAACGGCTATCATTTTGCGCATTATACGACTAAGGCCCAGGCAATTGCCGAAGCTGATTATGCTGGTCAAACAGCTAAAGTGGCAGGGTTACCGGTGGGCGCAGTACTGGCAACGGACGTGGAGGCCGAAGAGCAGGGCAACTTGTCCCAAGCAACCAATGACCGCAACAATGCCACCTTCATGCAAGAGATTCAGAAGTTTGGCTACCGTGCCGATATTTATACCTCAGGATCATGGGCCAACAATAAGATGACCATCAAGGATAAAACGGGTTGGATTGCTGGCTATCCCTATGTCATGGCTGGTCAAAAATGGTATACGAATCACAATGCCTGGCAATGGTCGGGTGCGGCCCATTTGCGAATTAGTTACGGTGGTTTTGATGTCAGTCAACTTTATAATAATTACTACACGGCTGGACAACATTCTTCTGTGAAACCCAATGATCCAAGCGCCGTTAAGCAACAAGACCGGCAAAATAATCGCGCCACGGCTAAAATTCGTAATCAGAGCTATGCCCAACATGGACTGTTCTACCCGAACACGACGCTCAACGTGCGGACTGGAGCAGGGACGAGTTATCAAAGAATCGCGACGTATTATCCTGGTGAGAGCGTCGTTTATAATCAAGTGATTGTTAAAGCTGATTATGTTTGGGCGCAATATCTGCGATATAACGGCCAATTCGGCTACATTGCCTTAGGCGAAAATGGCGGTCAAAGTTATGGTAAGCGCCTAGTTAATCAACATACCTATTACACGATCAAATATGGTGATAGTTTATGGACCATTGCGCGGCGTTACGGCACTACTGTCAGTCATTTGGCTAGTCTTAATGGTATACGGACAACGTCCTTAATTTTGCCTGGTCAACGACTGGTGGTGAGCTAATGCCGCAGTTAGATGATACGACCAAATTACTCATGAGTATTCAAAAGGATGTGGCCGCCACCAAAACAAAAGTCGATAACATTGAAGCTAAGCTAAAACAGGTTGATTTAACTGATCAAAAAGCGGAGAAAGCCTTGGCCAAATCAGTTGAAACGGAGCATCGAATGGATCGGATTACTATGATTCAAAATTGGGTGATTGGGGTGTTATTCAGTGGTGTTCTAGTGACGTTATTAGTATATATAGTGGAGAAATTTCTATAGAGGGGAAACTAAAATGCAAAAGATTAGTTTTAGAAACGCAGATGGTCGTTGGAATGGTAAGCTAATTGCTGGTTTGATTTCGTTATTGCTAGTGCTTGTTCAGCAGCTCTTAACGGCTTTTAATATTAAAGTAGTTCCAGCTGAGTTGCATAGTACTGTGGCGATTATTAACACGATTTTAACAATTTTAGGGATGTTAGGTGTCATCACTGATGTACATTTGGTAACGACGCCAACTGATTTGGAGGATGAGAATCTCAAGGTCGCCACTAAAGCAAATGAAGTTGCCAAGAGTTTTAGTTCAGATAAAATGCCAAAAAAGGTATCTCAAAGTAAACCTGACACAGCTACAACCACCAAAATTTTAAAGAAGTAGTATAATTAAATAATGAATTTGCTAATCCCCTACGTTTTGGCGTAGGGGATTTTTTTTGTAAAAAAGATAGTCACCTGATTGCGGGAGGAGGTGACTATCCAAAAATTGTGAAGCCTTAATGGAGGATTATGTGTGAACCTATTGTGAGGCTCATCTCTAGCATAACCTAACTAGACATGTATTCAAGGCAAATGCTTTAAATCTAGTGTTTCTCAGGTGTGCTGCACGGTTAGCTCCAGTGATATCTGATGAATAATTGCGGCTTAATCAAACGATTGTTATCCATACTGGAATGGGCCAATATGGCTTTTTACATAAAGCCCATTTGCAATTTAAGTGTTTTTTAGTTCAGTAAATATAAAATAATAAGCCCACCATTGTAATGCCAATGGTGGGCTTATTATATGACCGTCATCATCACTGTAAAAATCAGTCATTGCATCTTCAATTGTCGATCCTTGGCCACTATGATGCTGGTTGTTACGGTCAATAACTAGAAACATTTGAGTTTCTGTATTAAGTTGAATACGATATTTCATCATGATATCCTCCACATTCTAGTTCCGAATGTAAGGTAGCGAACAATTTGAATTTATCATATTTTGATAAAAAAGCAAGTGAGATGCTTCGCAATATATAAAATAGTTACCTCATTGGGAGAGAGGTAACTATAAAAAATGTGAGGCGTTAAAATGATAAATTATGTGTAAACCTTTTTAAGGTTCATTTTTAGCATAATCCATAACCACAATTGTTCAAGATATATGCTTATAAAGCAAAAAGGGGTTTATTAGCTATCTTTGTTGTTTAGACGCTTTTGCGAAGATTTGTTACCTTGTAAAAATTCATGTCGATCTAAAATCAAATTGAATAGGTCATCTAAATCGTCTCTAGTGGCCCAATGCTTGATAAAGTTGTGCGTGACGGTTCGATTGTTAATGTACTCTTTGCGCTGTTCATTAGCATCCTCCCAATTTTCAAAAGCTTTTTCTTGGGATTCAGTTAATTTTGTCATGCTTTCACCTCGTATCACTATAATAATACAAGAATTTCTGTAAATGTACTTAAATCTCAAAAAGTGGTCCAGCAAGTATGAATGATAATTTTAAACGTAGGTAAAACATCTAAATGATAGGACTTTTAATCACTGTGCATCTTTGTGGAAATCATCACGAGGCCGCGTTATATTGAAAAGTAAGGAGGGGATCTTATGGTAAAGACGAAAAAAAATAATGTCTTCCGTTACTTATTAGTTATAATTGGGATGATGGTTGCGCTTTTAGGATTTGGGGCAGTTCAAGCGTCGGCCCATGGATTTGTGACCAATCCGGGTGGCCGAGCTTATTTGGGAAGTACCTGGTATCCAGGTGGTCCATTAAATACAAATATCGGATCAGTTATGTATGAACCACAAAGTATTGAAGCACCTAAAAATACATTTATAGATGGTAAAATTGCAAGCGCTGGCATTTCCAGATTTTCACAATTAGACGAACAAACTGCTAATAGATGGTATAAAACACCAGTTAAAGCTGGGAACCTTGATGTTACTTGGCGGTTGACTGCTCGTCATAAAACGAGTACTTGGGATTATTATATTACAAAGCCGGGTTGGAATCCGAACGCGCCACTTAAGTTTAGTGATTTCAAGAAAATTGCTAGCTATAATGATAACGGTGCAATTCCTAGTGAATTCAAGACACATCAAGTCAATATTCCATCAAATGAAAAGGGTTATCAAGTACTATTGAGCGTTTGGAATATAGCAGATACTGGTAATGCCTTCTATCAAGTTTCAGATATCAATGTTCAATAGATGACTGCCCGATAACTCCAAACAGAACAACCTGAGCTTGTACACGTTGGCTTCTAAAAAAGGCAGATCTATCAGTTAAAAAATCTATCCTGGTAATAAGCTATTTAATCAAGTAAAAAAAACTCGCACTAACCTTAATTGGCCGGTGCGGTTTTTTTTTAATCTTAAAGTTTGAATTCGGGTGCATATTTCAACAGTCCACTGTAATCATTGTTTTGATCAAATATCTTTATCATGAATACCTCCTCGGGTACTTCCATTGGTGCTATTACTCCGTATGTGCTGGCTGGCTTATAGCCGAAGCGACTATAGTAATGGGAATCACCGAGAATGCTAATGAATTTATAGCTATTATCTTGAGCAATATTTTCAATTTCTAGCATCAATTGCGAGCCAACCCCCTTGCCTTGGTATTCGGGCAAGACACTAATAGGTGCTAAAACTAATCCTGAAATTTGATTAATTTTTGCTTCGCATTAGTAATGCGTGTCCAACAACTTTATTATCGGTGATCACGACTCTTTCAAAGGTTCTAGTACTGCTATTTCTTAATGTTGAGGTTAACTCTGCTTCACCGTTATAACCATGTTCAGATTTCTTGAAAGCGTTGCGAATTAAGCTGTCAACAGAATTAGTCATTTCGGTTTTAAATATTGTGGTTTTCATAAATAATAGTCTCCTCTAATTGGTGGGCGATTTTCCCGTGAAGTAGCTTAAGTATCTGTATGCTAGCTACTCAGATATATTAAACTCATTTATTTTATAATATATCCCAGTAATCGACTAATTGTAAAGTAACAAAGCCATAGTGATCACCTCAAAGTAATTATGTGAACAAACGTTCAGGTTTACAAGGCTGAATTTTGAGAATATTTCAGGATTTTCCACGATTTTTAAATTAAGACTCTCTCTTTTTTTAGAAATGGCGTATAAATGTTATTTATAGCGTGCTACTTTTGATGGTATAACTATGGGTGGCAGAAAATCAAGGAGAGTAATAAATTTAGGTCGGGTGGGCCCGACATCTATCAGTTACGCAAGTTGACTCGTATTTCATTTTATTATTTGGTGAAGTTTTTGGTGAAGACTGTGGTGAAGAAATCATGTTGAAATAGAAAAACAATCAATCCAAAATTGTAAAAAGAGCCTGTTTAGGGTGCCTTGTAAAGGCAGTAAAACCTAGTAATAGAAAAAGGCTAGATGGTCACCATTATTTCGGAGCGGGGTACGCAGCCGATTGTGAATACTTCGGAAGTTAAGTAGGAACGTTGATATAACAACATCTATAAGATAATAACAATCAAGGCGAGCCTTATTTTTTAAGGCTTGCCTTTTTTTCCGTAACGAGTGCCGTAATGTTTTGGCAATCTTTTTGTTAAAAACGATGAATTTCAGTAAATTTAGTTTAAAAATGTATTCAGTTTTTTTACTGCGTCTTCCTTAATTTTTGGCGTGATTTCCGCGTACAATTTGGTGGTCTCTGAATCAACGTGTCCCATTAAGTCTTGAATGTCGTTAATATCTACGCCAGCTTCGCGTAATCGTACACCATAAGTGTGACGACACCCATGAACGTTTAAACGAGGAATACCCGCACGATCACAGATTCTGGGCATGGCAACTTGTGCAGAAGTAATGGCCAGAGGGTAACCGTGAAACTTTCCCGTGGGCTTGATAAAGATGAAGTCATTCCAGTCAATATCAGACCGATTGAGCTTAATTATTTCATTTGGATGAGTTTGTTTAAATAGATCCGGTAGTGCATCATAGGCGCAATCTGTTAAAGGAATCTTCCGAATACTTTTTGTCGTTTTGGGCGTGTCTAGCATCATATCTTTTAATCCAATGTCATTTACCTTAACTTCAGAGTTATAAATGCGAATGGTGTCGATACTGATTATGCAATGCTTGAAGTCTACTCGTGACCATCTAAGAGCCAGATCTTCTCCAACTCGTAAGCCACAGTCGAACATGAGTAGGAAAAAGGGGTACCACAATGATAGATGTTCCAACTGAGCGGCCTATAAAAATTTATCGGTTTGTTCCTTAGTGAAATAGCGCATTTTTCTAACCTCGTGACGATACTTGCGATTGAATTCTACATGTCGAGTAGGGTTAACTTTGATGTAATCTAAGCGTACAGCTTTCTCTAGGGCGTTTGAGAGCGTCTGATTGATGGACTGGACTGTGTTCCAACCATATCCATGTTTAGAACGTCCAGCTCCTTCTTCCATGAAAAGGTTATTGATAAATTTCTGATGAACATTAAACGAATAATCTTTAAGCTGGTAATCACCAATTCGGGGATTGATGTAGAATCTGATATTCCGACGATGGATTTGAATGGTATCCACCTTTACATTTACTTTTAAGTTATCGATCCAGTACATCAGATACTCGCCCAGTGTCATGTTGGCCTTGCTATTCGATAATCGGTTGTTAGCCACAGCTTCGGCCTCAATTAGCTTAGCAGCATCTTGGGCTGCTCGCTTGGTTTAAATCCTTGCCGGTGTACTGGTTTTTGCTTACCGGTTCCAGTATCCATGCCTTGATAAGCCATAAATTGCCAACGCTTTTTACTACCAAAATCTGTTGTGTATTCAGGAACGAATTAAATAGGATCAAAGACATTGTAATTTAGAGCGGCAAAGAATGGCATTACTATCGCATTTTTGGAGGCTTCTTCAGTTTTCAACATTTCATGCTGTCGCCTTTTTTGACAAACTATTTATTTTGCTTTCAACTTCACTGAAAAAAAGAAAATTTTGAGTTAGAAATTGGTGATATCAAGAACGGTGAGTTTAACTTTAAGTTGAAATATTATGTCTATCAAGTCGAAAAAGGCTCATTAAGTGAGACCATAACAATTGAAATTAATGTTACTTTCAATAAAAGCGACTTTGAAAACTGGCCTACCTATGATCCTGCAGAATCACTTGAGAAAACAGTAAGAGCTATGTTTGTGATGGCCGCAGTTATTTCAATCGGAGTTGTAGTTGCTAGTTCATCGCCTGTTACGGGTGTTGCCGCAACATTTTTAGCGCTTGCTACAAATTTCTTAACAAATAATAAAGTATAGGTTAAAGAAAAATTTAGATGAAAAATGAACAAGATGAGAAACCAAAATTAGTTTCTCACCTTGTCTTTTTTAACGCTCAGATTCCTATACTAGAAATCCTATAATTGCCATTACGAACAATGCGGAATAGGATTTCAAATGGTACCTAACTAAATCTTTGTGGTCCTGTTCGTTTGGTAGTAGAAAAGCTTGTTTTTCAATGGGATGCTCATGCCAAATAGGTTGTTGTCTCCAAAAATCATACAGTTGTTGGGGAAGTGCTATTGCAGGTGGAATTGCCATTATAAAGCCTATAATGGCTGGCCAGAATGGGGTTCTGCTATTTCCGAAAGCAATTACGTAAAAGCTCCATATAAGTGAACCATAAAAACAACATTTAGCAACTGTAAATTCTAACCAGAAGAGTAGTTCGTTTTTTAGGGAACTTCTACGATACGTTTGAAGAACTTTTTTCTTGAGCTGCCTAATTTTGCGACGGGAGTCGTTCTTTCTTAGAAAAAGTCCCCAAAAATATAGCTCGTCCGATCTGGTATAGTTCATAATTCTTTTTTGAATCTTAATGACATATGTGAGTAAGATAAACTCAACTAACACTGCCAATCCCAATAATAGCAAATTTCTCCCTCCTTAAAGAGCTACTCTTATCTCATCTCTGATAGTGACTTATCATGAGTGTTAGAGATATACTATCGCAGATTTTAGACGCTGAAACCTTAACAGTTAAGCCAACGTGGTGTTTATTGTATTCGGCCACGATAACTGCCTACATGTATAAATGACATGGTATCATGCCATTTATGTATGTAGGTTGCTAATGACTCTTTTAATTGATGGTTATGTTGGTTTTCTCAAAGAGGCCAACTTTAACTAGGTAACAATTAATGAGATCATAGCAGCACTTGAACCTATTAATCAAGAACCATTAATTTCTCCATTTAATCAATGTGTAGCTATTTGTTGTTATCTTTAATTTTTTTATGTAAAAAATTATGTCTATCCGAGATAAGCGTAAGTAATTCTGTCAGATCATCATCAGTAGCATAGTCTCGAATGAAGCCTTTAGCCGTAGAACGTTTGACAATGTATTTTTTTCTTTCCTTATTTTTCTCGTCCCATTTTTTATTAGCCTTAATGCGTGCCTCACTTAGTTTTTCACCCAT